AAAGCAAGAAGTCAGATTGGTCTGAAGTTAAAAACAAAGACTTAAGACAGGATCCAGATCAACCAGCATACATTGGTAAAATGAAAAAATTTGCAGGCGATTTAGCCGCAGAAGACACAGTGTCAGAAGGTCCTACTCGCAAGGACTTCCAAATGGTAGCAGACCTATTGAAGTCAGTTGACGATCCACAAAAGAAAAAGGACCTAGCACATCACCATGCTGATATGTTCTCAAAACAAAACCCTCGTTTTGACAGAGAACGTTTCCTGAGAGCGGCTGGTATCACAGAAGCTGACGTTGAAGAAGGTAACGAATTTACTGAAAAACTAGCACAGGCAAAAGCCAAAGGCGAGAAAGAGTTTGAAGTAGATGGTAAAGTTTACCAAGTTAAAGAGTCAGAATTGGACAGAATCAAACATTTGGCAGGTATGTAATACTTGACAGGTTGGCAAAATCAGCATATAGTTATCTATATGCTTTTTTTGTGGCTGAAATGGTGAAATACACCAATATAATCGTTGTAATACTAAATAAAGTATCATATAATGTTAACGTTGTATGATAATACACACATTAAGGCAAATTATTATGGCACATAAAGGAGAAACATATTATGGCATCATTAGCAGATATCAGAGCTAAACTACAGGCGGCGGAAAACAACCAAAGCAACAATCGTTCAACAAGTGGCGGCGACAACGCAATATATCCACACTGGAACATCAACGAAGGTTCACAGGCATCAATTAGATTCTTACCAGATGCTGACCCAAACAACTCATTCTTTTGGCAAGAGCGTAACATGATACGTTTACCGTTCAACGGCATCAAGGGTGAAATGGATAACAAGCAACAATTGGTCCAGGTTCCTTGCGTGGAGATGTGGGGCGAGTCATGTCCTATCCTAGCAGAAGTTAGAACATGGTTCAAGGACTCATCATTGGAAGAGATGGGTCGTAAGTATTGGAAGAAGCGTTCATATGTATTCCAAGGTTTCGTTAGAGAGAATCCATTAGCAGATGATACAACTCCTGCTAATCCAATCCGTAGATTCATTATGAGTCCTCAGATCTTTAACATTATCAAGACAGCATTAATGGATCCAGAGATGGAAGAACTACCAACAGATTACAACAGAGGTTTAGACTTCCGTATTGTCAAGACATCAAAAGGTGGCTATGCTGACTACACTACTTCAACATGGGCACGTAAGGAAACCGCATTGACAGAAGCAGAACAAGCGGCCATTGAGGCACACGGACTTCATACGCTGAGCGAGTTCCTTCCTAAGAAGCCAAGTGAGCAAGAGCTCAAGGTCATGAAAGAGATGTTTGAAGCATCAGTGGATGGTAGACCATATGATCCAGATCGTTGGGGCGCATACTATAGACCATCAGGTATGATGGCACCAGCAACATCAGGAACAAGTGATGCTACTACTGCACCACCAGTGCAGGAAACAGCACCTGCTCCAACAGCGACAGCAGAGCCTGCACCACAATCTGCTCCAGAACCTGCACCAGCACCAGTTGCTGAAGCGGCTCCTGCTCCGGCAGAACCAGCACCAGCGGCTGAAGCGGCTCCTGCAGGTGGATCTAAGGCAGAAGATATTCTTGCAATGATCCGCAACAGACAAAAGTCATAATACACTAGATTATCGGGCAGTGGTAACACTGCCCTGATAACTATCATTATGAAGATAGCAATCACAGGTCATTCAGCAGGCATAGGCAAGGCCCTTGCTGATCTATTAGAAAAGCGTGGACATGAAGTTATTGGTCTTAGTAAACGTTACGGCCATAACATACACAATATCCCAAAAATATCAAAATTAATTGAACCTTGTGACATATTCATTAACAACGCACAATCACATTTTGCTCAAACTGATTTGCTATTTGCTGTTTGGCGTTTATGGCGAGGACAGGATAAAAAGATCTTTAACATAAGCACAGAAATGGTCAGTATGGATGTTCCGCCTAGAGAAGACTGGGACGAATATCTAATACAAAAGAAAACATTAGAACAAGCAAACAATCTATTAAGTCTAAGATCAGAACTACCTGCGTTAGAGATTATTAGACCTGGAGCAATAGCAACACAGCCTGATTCATTGCCTGGCGCACAGGATGTTAATGAATATGCTAGATCAATAGTAGGACTTATTGATGGACAGTAAGACTTACTTAACAAATAAAATGTTCTGTCCCATACCGTGGACCGGTTTCCAATATAACTCAAACGGAGATGTTCTCAACTGTATCCGTAGTCAACGACCAATTGGCAACTTATTAGATAAAAGTATCCATGAAATTCTAGCAGAGAATACCAACACTAAAAGAAATATGCTTGATAACAAGCCTGGCCTCGGATGTAACGTTTGTTATAACCTTGAAGAGACAACAACTAAATTTGACATCATTAGCGATCGTGTATTTTATCTCAAGGAATTAAAAAAAGTTCCGTTGGACCATTATGATTCGGTTGATAATTTTGATCTGCATAAGATCGATATTCGCTGGACCAGTGCATGTAATCATGCCTGTGTATATTGTAGTCCAATGTATTCAACTAAGTGGGCAAAAGAACTTGAAATTAAGATGGCTGAACCATCTCAAAAACGTGTAGACGAATTAAAGCAATATGTATTTGACAATGCACACCAGCTTAAACATGTTTATATGGCAGGTGGAGAACCTTTGCTAATGAAAGAGAATCTAGAACTGCTTGAGATATTGCAAGAGAAAAATCCATTGGTCAACATAAGGGTCAACTCAAATTTAAGCAAGACAGGAACTCCTGTGTTTGACAAAATATGCGAATTTCCCAATGTCCATTGGACGGTCAGTGTTGAGACCCTGGATGCTGAGTTTGAGTATATACGTTATGGCGGCAAGTGGAGGGACTTCCTGGACAACCTAGACAGGATAACTCAATTAGACCATAAGATAACCTTTAACATGTTATGGTTTGTGTTGAACTATAGATCTATATTTGACTGCGTGGACTTCTTTAAGGATCAAGGATATCATAACAACAGTTTTGTTATAGGACCTGTCTTAGATCCTGATTGGCTGGATGTGCGTAACTTGTCAGATGATGTCCTAGATGACATGCGTATATCACTGCAATCGAGGATAGATCAAGAACCAGGATACTTATTGGAAGAGAGCTACAGAAACATGATGAGACATGCTAGATTGCCATTTGAGAAAGACTTGGCCAAAACATTTAAGAGATTGGAAGAAATGGATCAGCGTAGAAATCTGAACAGCAGGAAGATATTTCCGGAGGTATACGAATGTTTACGAGATTAGATGATATACTATATCCTAGCAAGGTAGAAGTTATATATTTTGACGATCACGACAAATACATATATCCTATCTTTAAGAATGGAAGTTCTGCTATACAACTGAGAAAAGAAGCCAACGGATATAAAAGTGTGATCAACGAGCAGATTAAGAAACTGTCAGACATAGATGTTTTCTTGCGTAATCCAAAAGAAAGATATCGTAGTGGATTCCAAACGTTCTTACATAACAACTTTGAATTAGATTATCAAACAGTATTCTTGCTTGGACAAAAAGGATTCACATTAGATAGGCACTATCTGCCACAGCTCAATTGGTTGTTAAATCTAATGAGATATATGGATCCAGATGCAAAGATACACATCCATCGCTTAGAGATGTTGGTCCACTATGCACCTAGCAGACATCGACCTAAAAAGTCTAACTTAGAAGCACCATACAACGAATGGTTAGAACTAGCTCTAAGATTAGATTATATACTATGGGCAGAAATGAGTGGCCAGGGATGGACTCCTAGAGAAATATTGACTAAATTAAGAGAAGATGACGCACTGGCATACTCTACAGTGTTTAAGGGAATGAGCGTAGCAAATGTATTGCCCTAGATACAAACATTTTGCTAGACTAAACGAAGACGGCACAGTTAGCCGTTGCGGTCACATGGTCAATGCACCTCGTTTTCAAACTTATGAAGAAATGGAATCCAGTGACTGGGCAATAAAGTTAAAGCAAACAGAAGAATGCCCTGAGGAGTGTGTTAGATGCCAAACAACTGAATTAGCCAACGGCACTAGCATTAGGATAGATGCAATACGCAGAGGTAAGTTATTAGGGTCATTTGACAAAGATTATCTAGTTATAGGTGGCGTCTTAGACAACGTATGCAACTCAGCATGCCAGTTTTGTTCTTCGCAACTATCAACTACCATTGGAAGTTTAGAAAAAAATGTTATTAAATTAGAAAATGTTTCAGCATTTGATCAACTGCCCAAAGACAGAATAATTGAATTAGACATCAATGGTGGTGAACCAAGTTATAGTAAAAACTATAAACGGTTGTTAAACAATTTACCACCTAACGTTAAAATAGTTAGAATTAATACTAACGGCACAAAAGTCATTGACAACCTAGAAGAACTGCTTAAAAAGAAAATAAAAGTGATCATAACACTGAGCTTTGACGGAACTGGACAAGTAAATGAATATGCCCGTTATCCTATCAGTTGGAAAAAATGGGACGGTGTCGTTAGAGAGTATAAACACTTAGCAGATCAATATAAAAATTTAGAACTAGGATTCTGGAGCACCTTGAATGTGTTCACTATCAATGATCTAGAAAATATGTTACGTTACGCTGATGATCTAGGCATAGGATTTAGTTATGGTGTCTTAGAATATCCAGAACAGATGAGTATACGTTATGAAAATAAATTTACAAAACAAGCAAGGGCAACTTTTAGAAAATCGGACATATTGTTGCTCAAACAACTTGAACCTTTGGTTGCTTCAAGTTATAATAACACAAAAGAACTAGTAGACTTTATAACTAAACAAGACGCAACTAGAGATATAAGTTATAAAAACTACTTTGACATAGAACTAGGAGAAGAACATGGCCAAACCATTTGATGTAAGTAAATTTAGAAAGAACATCAGCAAATCAATTGCTGGGTTATCGATTGGGTTTAACGATCCAACAGACTGGATATCAACGGGTAACTTTGCCCTTAACTATCTTATCTCGGGGGACTTTAACAAAGGTATTCCGCTAGGCAAAGTAACAGTGTTTGCTGGAGAATCAGGTGCGGGTAAATCATATATCTGTTCAGGTAACATAGTTAAGGCCGCACAAGAACAAGGTATCTTTGTTGTCTTAATTGATAGTGAAAACGCATTAGATGAAAATTGGTTACACGCCTTAGGTGTAGATACAACAGAAGAAAAATTGCTCAAACTCAACATGGCCATGATTGATGATGTAGCAAAAACTGTTAACGACTTTATGGGCGAATATCGTGCTATGGCAGAAGATGATCGTCCTAAGGTTTTATTTGTTATTGATAGTTTAGGTATGTTATTAACTCCTACAGATGTAGCACAGTTTGAAAAAGGTGACTTAAAAGGCGATATGGGTCGTAAGCCTAAAGCACTAACAGCACTAGTTCGTAACTGTGTTAATATGTTTGGTTCGGCTAACGTAGGACTTGTTGCTACCAATCACACTTACGCATCACAGGACATGTTTGATCCAGATGATAAGATATCAGGCGGACAAGGCTT